CTTTTTGATAAACCTTTGACCAACCAAGGGGCAGCAAGATTTCATCCCAAGTGGTGCGGGCGTTGTAATCATCGCCAGGGCTTAGAGTGCCATCGTGCTTGGCAACTACATCTGCCTGAATAACTTGCGCCTTTGGCATTTCGTCAAACATCGCAAAGATTTGGTGGAGTGCTGATCTTTCGTGCATCGTAATCTTTGGGATTGACTCAATTGAACCGCCAATTAGTGTCCAATTGCCACCGTTAGGGTGGGTTGAACCGCCCGATGGCGCGGTGATGGTGAATCCGCCTTCGCTTCGCGTTTCGGCAAACACATCCACGCCGCCGTTTTCGCCCGGCTTTCTAGCTAACTTGGTGTTGCCGCCGACTTCGCCGTCAATTACTCGGTAGAGCCAATGTAACCCGCCTGATGGGGTTATCTCAACATATCCCGCATTTAGGCGCTGCCAAAGTTCGCCTAAGCCTGAGTTATTGGCAATCTCAGCAATGTCAAGGTGCATCTTTTGCGATACTGCTCGACCTTCAAGCTCTAGCATCTCAAGGTTGCCTGATACTTTGCCCGTGATTACACCAATGCCATCAACATCGTGCTTAAACCAAAGCAATAATTCATCGGCAGTTGGCAGTTGCTCTTGATATTTCTGCCAAGATAAGGCAGGGCGCTTGCTTCCGTCATTTGCGACTGGAACAACGCTGATGCCCTCAGCTAAGAAGCGAAGCGCGGTGGTTAAGGTTGCGTTATTCATTATTTAACCTCTTTAGGATATGCCTCTTGAGGCCAAGCAACCTGAACTGTTTTATCTAACAAATACAAATAGCGGTGCTTTCGGCTGCGTGGTACCCACTTGCCTTCAAATCCCTTGGACTTACCTCTTGAAAGTTTGGTGCCATCGGCAAAATAGAAATCATTTTTCTGAGGTGTCAATCCGTAATAATTGAAATTTGCTGCTTGATAAACTGCTCCAATGTGCCTGCTTGAATCCGCATAACTAATCACCGCTTTGATTCCCCGTTTCTTTAACATTCGCAAACTCTGACCTATCAACCTTGAACCCGCGTTCGTTCCGTTCAACCTTGGTTCAAGAACTAACCTAGACATCTCAAGAAATTCAGGATAGTTGCCTCTTGGTAAACCAAAAGCTGAAGTTGCTGAATTAGGAACTGAAAGCGGCGAATAAACCACCGCGCCCACCACCTGCAAATCCTCAATTATCCCGAAGGCATATTGCCCAATAAATCTTTTCTTTCCTAAGTAATGAAAAGCGTTCACCAATTCATAAGCCTGATTATATGAAATTGGTTCTATTTGTTGGAGCGATGAGGTCGGAATTGAACCGCCAATTACAGGTTGGAATACCTGCCGTGTTTCCATTACACCATCACCGCAAGTTGCCAACATTATCCCTTTACCATTCCAACGCCATCCAAAAAATGCCAAGGTCAATTGATAGTGTCCACTTATCAATTACGATTCCCAAGCCGAAACCTTTGCGCGTTCCAAATGACATATACAAACCATCTTTAATTTTGATTTCTTTTACCATTAGTCTTTCCCCCAACCCGTTCCCTTAAAATGAACGGCAGGTGCCGCCCAAACCCGTTCCATCGCTATCTCGCAATTACTGCATTTGTAATCAATTTCAGCTTCATCAACCTTGCGAAAGATTGGCATTACCACTTCACACTTTGGGCATTTGTAATCAATGATTGGCAAGGTAGCCTTCTTTCCTTAATATCGCAGCGATCACCTTCGCCATTCGCCAGGGCGTATCAGGCAAAGATTCTTCATAAGATTTCCAAAGCGCAAAGGCGATGGCACCTTCAAGGCTATCGCGGCTCAAAGTCTAACTCCCCTTCTTTATCTCTTATGGCAAATTCAATCCTCGCCTTAGCAATTGGCAAGTATTCGGGAGTTAGCTCAATTCCAACAAAGTTAAATCCTTCATACATCGCAGCTTTACCTGTCGAACCTGAACCAAGAAACGGGTCAAGCACAATGCCATTCGGCGGTGTTACAAGGCGCACTAGGTATTGCATCAGCGATGTTGGTTTAACGGTTGGGTGATGGTTTAGCTTTGCATTGTTAGTGCGGTTGCGTGGATTATCGCCACCGACACCGCCATCTGCTCGCCCATCGTGATCACGCTTTGCCTCAAACCCATCCAACCCCTCATTGCGATCTTTCTTGCTTGCCTTTGCGCAGTAAAAGAATCGGGCGGCGCTGCCGCTGTCACCCATCGCCCGAAACCCGCCTTCAGTTTCTTGACCGCTGGCAAATGCTGTGTTGATTGCTTGCCCACGCTTTGCGGGATAAGCCCCACCTTTTGATTCAGGAAATAGCTCAAGAACTTCATCGCTGCCATCGTGAATGAAGTTGGCAGGGAAGCGACCTAGTGAGGTATCAGGCCTTTCAACATTAACGCGCCCTGCATTTTCTGTATCAGGCGCAGAACCAGCCATTTTGTTGCTTGTAACTTTGCCTTGAGGTGTCGCACTTGCTCGATCAGCTTCAGATAAATGCGCAACCCGCGACCCGTCAATGTTCAACCCGCCAGTGCCAAAGGTCAAAACATTATTGGCAACGGTGCCAACCAACGGCTTCCGCGCTAGAACCATCGGTTCGTGCGCGGGTTTGAGTGCGGTGCCCCAGCCTTGCCATTGCTTTGCGGCAGCAGAAACGGCGTTATCACTTAATTGTTTTCCACTAAAATTTCCAACTGTGTTTCCTGTGCCACCAGCAAGACCGCCCGTAGCCTCAACATAACCTCTTGCTTCAACATTGTTTGGAATAATCCAATCCCAATCATCTGAAAGACCAATGACATTTTTCATTATGAGCCATTTTTCAGGAGTTGGGTGATTACTGCTCCAATAATCTTTGCCATCAGTTTTTGAATATGAGCAAGCAGTAAACCCACATTCAGCATCAATTTGTGCGCGAGTTTTGCTTGATTTGTCTATTTGCTCTTTCAACCACATTTTGAATTTAATTGTGTTCAAACTCTCAGGTTTTTTATCAATTCCCTTTGAGATGTTGTGCGACTTGGGAAACCCCGACCCATAAACCCACATAATCTGATCACGAATTTCAAAGCCCGCATCCTCAATCGCAACTGCCATTCGGTGATAAGTGCGCGAACCTGAAAACGCAATCAAGTGCCCGCCCGGCTTTAACACTCGCAGCGACTCTTGCCATACTTCAACATTAAAGGCGATGCCACTACTATCCCAACTCTTGCCCATAAAACCAAGCTCATAGGGCGGGTCGGTGACGATTGAGTCAATTGAATCGGCATACATTGTTTTCATTACCTCAAGGCAATTGCCCTCAAATAAGTTGAAGCGTTCGTTCACATTCTCCCCTTTGTTTTGTAGCCGTGAAATGGTTGGAATCGAACCAACTGAAGGCGCTTCCCCCCGCCAACGCAAACCTGCCATTTCGTTCCCCGCCAACGACATTGAAACGGGGAGATTTAGTTTATTGCTTTTGTGCGCCTAATTGTGCCAATAGTGCGGCAACTTCAGGTGTAATCCCCGCAGGTGAATCAACAACCGCAGGGGCAGGGGTATTCGCCCCGCCAATGAAGGCGTTTGCTTTGGCAACTGCTGCGACATCGCCTGTTGCATCATTTAGAATCCAAGGTGCAGATTTACCTGGCTTGGCAACTCCTTGCCCGATGCGAGCAAGAACTTTCTGCCCAACCTTTGCCTTGAGTGCGTTCTTGAGTGCGACATTGAAGAACAAAACATTGTTATAGGTTTTGCTGTTATCAAGATCAACAAGGTTCACTTCAATTGCATCGGTTTCGCCGTGAACTGTTTGAATACCAACTTTATATTCAATTGGTTCGATGATTAGTAAAAATCCTGCTAAGTCTGCGACCTTAACACTTTCGGTGGAGCTACTTGGTGCGCTGAATGTCATTTGACATCCCCCGTTTCTGTTTGGGTGTTGCTTCGTTGTTGGTTTTCCAACTCTATTGGTGGTGATAGTTCAGCCAATTCTTTTGCAATGTCATTGATTGTTTTTGCGGGAATCCCGCAGGCGCAACCATCGGTGCAACACATCATTTGGCTTCCGTATCTCCATTGCAGGCAACCGATAGGTCGGTGCTGAATGGTCTGAAGTAGGGGCAATAATTACAATTCCGCGATGGTACCGCAGGAATAACTGCCCACATCGTAGGTGATTTCTCAACATCAACTGTTGAAAGTAATTCGTAAACATTATCTAGGCGTTGAAGTGCGCCTATGGCAATTTGTTCATCGTAAGGATGAAGCTCAAGAAACATATCGGATATTTGGCCGCCAGTTGGGAGAAAGGCAAGCCCAACTTGCTTAACATCGTGGCCTTCTTGCGCCTTGCCATAGGCGTACAACATAACCTGAATTATCTGTTGTTGGCTCGCACCGCTATTGCGCTTCTCCTTCACATTAGCGGGTGAGGTTGTTTTCCAATCAATGACAATTCCATTTTCCTTATCGTAGAGATCAACTGTCCCGGAAAGATTGGCACGAATCTTAACCTTGCTCTCAACCTCAAAACGATCAGGAAACTTTGCAAAAATGCCTTCAAGGTGTGAGTGAATGGCAGTTCCAACTTGCGCTGCCCAATTGCCCCCACCTGTTTCATTCACCTTATCCCAATCAAGTAATTTATAGGCTAACTTGCGGGTACATTCTTGCCCCACTTCACTTGGGCCAATGTAAACCTGCTGCGAACGGGGCGAGAAAATACCCGCTTGGGTAATAATCTCGCCCAATTCGATTGCAAGCGCCTTACTTGGAGTGTTCAAAGGTGTGAAGGTCATTTGTTATTCATCATCTCTTACAACGGTGAATCGGCGTGTTGTTGAAACAACTTCAAGCAAATCAATGACTTGAGCAGGCAGGATTTCTCGCGCCCGCTTAGTGTCAAATCGCTTTGACTCAACAACCGACCATCTAACAACAGGGCGATTTGCAAACATTCCAACTTGAGAATCGCCAAGGGCAGATTCTAAGTGTGAACGAGCAATGTCAGCTACCTCTTGCCATTCCTTAATCTTTGCCAACGCTGACTTGTATTGCTCAAGCCACGCATTTGCATCGGCATCGAAATCAACGATGCCTTTCTCTATTTCAACGGTCACTTTAACCCCCAAAGTTTTCTAGTACCAGTTGTGTTTTTTGAAGTGCAGGGCGGCGGCACAAGGGCCACCGTTGCCATATTTTCTGCCGATG